GTTCGCAAACACAGTAGCTAGAGCAGTAGCTCGGTTAGTCAGTGTCGCATCTGAAGCAACTTGGAAAAGTTGGTTCGGATTGTCTGCTACGAAAGCTTTAACAGGATAGTTAGTATCCACGCTTACCGCAGCAGCACCGGGCCAGTAGTTCAAGAAGACAGGCTTCTTCTGGACCGAATCTTGATATTCAACACCCATTAGGACACCCAATGCTGCGGTAGTACCGCCCGCTGTATCTGCTGCACGAGCAATTACACCGTCCGCAGTAGGAATAACAATTCCATACTGGAAGATAGCATTAGCGTTGTCAGAGGCGATTTCGTACTGGGTTACACCAGTAGTGTTTGCGCCGCTACCAACAAGCCCAATAGGACGAAGACCATAGGCAGTTGCTTGGTTTGCCATGATGTATTTCTCCTAAAGGGGTGGCTTACGTCTTGCGAGAGCCACCAAAAGTTACACGAGATTGACGTTCAGGTTTATTGATCGCCATAGTTGAGTGAGCGTTTTCGCGCATCATATCGTGATCAACTGCATCAATTAGGTCCTGACTCTTATTAGCAAAGTACTCAGTACGTTCTTGAACAGTCTCCAACGGTATGCGAGCGAGAACCAAACCACCAACCCCGAAAACACCTTCAAATTTACCTGAATCAACTACCGGGGCTTCGAAATCCGGATATTCATCAGCTCTTACAAGCTCATATCCTTCTCTCAAACGAGCTGAAATGTTCTTGCGGTCGTCAAAACCACGAACCTCCGCTCGTATCCACCGGTGCTTGAACCCTTCGGGCGCAGGCGGTGCATCTAGCATTGATGGGGGAGCCCAAGGCTTACGCCGCTGCTCTTTCTCCCTACTGTCTTTAGCGCGAGAAGATCGATTAATACCCTCAAAACCTTTCTTATCAGTCATAACCGTCTCCTTATTTGACATATTTCGCGTATTCTTCGAGTGGCACACCTAATTTCTTCGCAATTGCGACCTGGCTTGGTGTGAGTTTTATTTGCCTGCGCCCATTTGACGAACTTGTGCGGGAAACACCAGCGACCGTTTGGGCGGTACGGCGCTTGGACCCGGTATCAGAAAACTTGTGCGGAAACTCGGCACGGATTCGTTTATCTAGCTCATCATAATAGTCATCGCTAGTCGGGTCAAATGCTTCGTCAACCAACTGCTTATGTATCCCATACGCAGCAAAGGTCATCGTATTATCATTCCCGAACCAGTCGTTCTTCTCAGCCCACTCCTCGGCACGTGGGTCCGGCTTGGGGGCTTGCTGCTGAGGTTGCTGATATTGTTGTTGCTGAGGCTGCTGTTGATACTGCTGCTGCTGCTGTTGCTCATTTTCCTGAGGAGCCCTACGCGCTTGCATACGCTTAGCTTCTTCTAGCTTAGAAGACGCATATTGCAGCTCATTAAGCTTTTTCTGAGCCTCCAAAGTCGCATCCGGGTCGCCTACAGCAATGGCCCGCTTGAAAGCCTCTTGAGCAGCGGCTGTTTCTGCGGTTATCCGACCACCGTACTCGGTAAGATACCCTTGATCCACGGCGGTTAGCTTGGCTTTCATTTGCTGCGCTTCGTTCTGCACGCCCTGCGCATACTTAAGCGCTTCTTCACGCTGACGCTCAGCTTCACGCATCTTCTTGGTCAGACGGTCAATGCGCTTTTTAACGCTTTGCGAGTACTCTTCGTGCTCGTCGCCTTTATCAGAGTCTTCTTTCGCGGTGATGGTGTTTTCTTCGGAAGAGTCAGAAACGTCATCTATTTCAACGTCTTGGCCTTCAAAGCCCTCACCTACGTCTATATCTACTGTGCCGTCATCGACACTGGTCTTTAACTGCTTTTCTTCTTCGCTCATGCCGCGCTCCTTTAAAAGCTAATAATATCTTCCGGGTCATCTATCGTAGCCAGGATCTCATCGTCGTTAAGAATACGGACTTCGCCTCCGTCAATACGGAACCTAGAGCCTGCGTAACGAGCGAAAACAACCCAGTCTTTTTCCTTACACCAAGGACCGTCGGGGAACTTCTCCTGATCGGCATAGGCCAAAGGACCTTGCTTCAGGACATAACCAACAACCGTTTGGATTTGACCGTCGTCCAAAATTTTGTCCGGTATGTAAATACCGCCATCGGTCGTGGCTTTGCCGCGGTAAGGTAGAATAAGCATGCGCCAACCGGTGGGGTTTGGCATGCGCTCTATCATAGATTTATCAGCTTTTGAGGGGTCTAGAACACGGGCTTTAGGCTCGACATACATGTCGTCTACGCCTTCTTCCTTTTTGAGTTCCGCTTTGGCAGCTTCCGCGGCCTTAGCTTGTTTCTCCGCTTCTAGTTCTTTGGCTAAATAGCCTGGCACTTCAATCATGCATTTGCTCCTGTTTTTCTAGCAGGTCCGAGAGTTCCTGTTGGATATAATTCAAAGAGTTAAGCTCGCCCATCAAAGAGGCATACTGCTCCATAGAATTAATGCCATTGTTTTCTAGCAGGTCTAAAACCTGACCTTTGCGCTCTTTGGTTATCTTTTGGATAAACTGAACGACGTACAAATCCTCCATAACTCCTCCGTATAGGACAATCCTATATCATTGGAGTATATCTTATACTTTTGAGGATTAGAAACAAAAAGGGGCTAGAACACCCCTTGGAAGCGTTGCTTGACGCGAACAATAGGACTGAAACCCTTGACTGCCCCGCCATTGGCCATTTTCTTGGTCTTTCCAGCCTTAGACAAGGCGATAGCCACAGATTGGTCCTGTGGGTACCCCTCGTCCTTAAGCTTGCTTATGTTGGAGCTTATAGTCTTTTGACTATCACCACGCATTAATGGCATGACGGCCTCCTAGCAAATGTGGAACTCACCACCACGAAGCATAGCGCCCATACCGCGGCTCTTACCTTTGGTGCAAATACCCTTTGCAGTATTAGGCGTCTTTTCTTCCTTCAACGTGGCGTAAGGGATGCGGCCTTGGTCTTTAATGTCCGCATAGTTTGTGGCTTTAGGGGCCTTGGGAGCAGGGCTACCCATAATCTTTACTCGACTCATCACTAACCTCCTCGGTTCTGTCGTAATCGTAATAGCTCTCGTTGAGCTTGTGCGTCTAACCTAGCTGCCGTCATCTCTTCCTGGCTCTGAAGCCTCTCATTAAACTGACGGTCTCGCTGTTGCATCTTCTGACGCTCTAAGTCTAGCTTAGCTTGACTCTCTTGGATATCAGCCATTGTCTCTTGCTCTTTAATGCCGATTTCTCGTTCTTTGAGCGCGATTAACGGATCAGGGCCTTGCTGTTGCTGCTGTCCCTGGCCTGCTATCTGCATGCTCAATTGACGTACATTCTGTAGCTCTTGAGCGATGTTTTGCGCGATCATCATCTCAATTTCGAGCATCTGATCATCGGTAGGCGGTTGTCCCTGACTTTGCTGCATAAACTGCATCATAGCCGTTTCCTCCGCCTTAATCTTGACGTGCTCCGTTACGTGTTTCTGCAAGGAAGCGATAATAGCCGGAGTCTGAGCCGCTATAGGCGACGCACTGAACAACAGGTGTGATACAATGTGCGCATCGTGGTTCTGGCCATCAAAAGCTTTAAGGTCCACGTTTTCCAGCGCATCGATGTTCTCTTGCGCAGGATCTTTAGGCACAGGCTCTTGCGAGCTCGGCTGATTCAGCAACTTATCCACATCCTTGACGCCCAACGCATCGTACATGCGGCGGAACGCCTCGTGCATGTTATGCATTTGTGGGGCTTGCGTGGCCATCTGTAGCTGTGCCTGGGCCAAAGCTATGCGCTGCGCCTGAGAGAAGATGTTGGGGTTAGAAACTGGAACCACGTCTACGCGGTCGTCAAAATCCTCTGCCATGATCGTCTCATCTCCGCCTTCAACGGAGAATGGGTACTCCTGAGGCAAAGATTCGTGCATTACGCGGGTAAGCAGCTTGAATTCCTGCTTCATTGCGTAGTGCAGGCGCTTGTGTACCGCGCTCATGACCCGGCTACCCTGCTCAAGCATGGCTACCGTCGTGCCCACAGCCGCTTGCTGGTTACCGTCCCCTACTTTGAGGTCTGTAATCGTCGCAAAGCGCTGCCCGGCCTGAACAACAAAGCCTAAAAGCTGGAATAGCGTGCTGTCAGGGCCTTTAAACGGCAATGGCATCAAGCTTTCGCGGATTGCACCGCCTGGAGCGTCTACATCGCGGAACTCACCGGGCTGTAAAGGCTCCGAATCGTCCCGTATACGCATGCCACGAGCTTTAAAGCCTGCGGGAAGGTTAGACAACGTACCGGCGTCGATAAGCTGCCTGAGGGCCGCTGTGGCCGTCCTAGAAAGGCCGCCAATGGTATGGATAAGGCCCAAACCATAGAAACCAAAACCCGGAAGGAACTTATAATGAACGAAATACTGAATTTTCTTGCGGTCTTCGTCGTCCTCGGCGTAGTTACGGCGAATGGACAGCACAACTCCGCTGTTTTCGACTACGGTGACAATGTAAGGCAGCTTGATTCCTGTCTCTTCGCCGTCAGCGTCGATGTCTTCAAACCCTGCGAGGTTTAGTTCCACGTGGAACTCTAGCAAAGTGACGTCATAATCAACGTTCGACGCCTGCATGCCCTGGATTTTGTCCATTTCATCGCTAATTTCGCTCGAATCGTCCTGACCCGGCAAAACTGGCACGTCTAAATAGAATCCAGACACCTGAAGCTTGCGCAATTGGTTCAAAGGCATCGAAATAACGTTCGCGATGCACGGACAAGACTCCAAACTGCTCGTTTCGTAAGGCACAACAAGGTTTTCAGCAGGCACAAACTTGCTGACAACGCGATTTAGAGCCTCATCGAAGTAAACTTTCTTGAAGGTAGAGCCTGCCAAGGGTAAATAGAACAGCATTTGGTCGAATTCAGGGGTGTATTCCTCCATCACGTTAGTGATGTAGTAATTCATGAACTCTTTTACCCGACGAGCTTGCTGCTCTTTCTCTTTG